CACCTGTCCATTTTGCTGCTGCTAGATTAGACGTTACCCATGTTGCACTAAATATCCCAAGTTGGCCTCCTTCATCCTGTTGTAGCTCGGTCTTAATAGCGCCATCACGCCCTGCCCCTCCCGGCAAAATACCACTTGCTCCGGTGAAATATGTTCCTGCATAGTCTTTATCACCAACCCCGCCACTACTAAAATTTTCAAGCGCAGTTACTGGCCCCCTCCAGCGGCGCGTTACGGTATAATTACCATCCCTGCCCCATGTTGTGATTGGTTGAATTTCACGAACAACATCAGCAGCAGTTACGCCCGTTTCCCCTTGCCCATTCGGAAATCCTACAAAAGTATTGTTAGCCATTTTTTATGCGTTTTCGATTGCTGGGATTATGCCGTTGGTGTTCCCTTGAATTGATTGAACGGCAGCAAGGTTAGCTTTTAAGGTTTGAAGTTGGCTGTCTGCCCCCCCTTTGAATAATCCAATTCTAGTGAGAGCATCAGAGGGAGTTTGCATTGCAATTCCCATTCCCGCTCCTGCCGCTGCCCCTGCCATAAACTTTGAATTAGCAAGCTCCGTCATTCTGTTCCAATAATCCTCAAACCCTGTCCCAAATGCAGAAAAATCCAGCTTTCCAAGTGCGGAAGCAGGATTCATGAAAAAGCCACCTGTCTTAATATACTCAATAACAGGGCCAACAACTTTCCCCAACCCCGCTGCGGTTGCTCCCAACACCTTAACAACGGTAGCAAGAGCCTTTGCAAACTTTTCTAAAAGCGGAACAATCACATTGGCCATCTGCATGGCGAAAGCCATTATGGTTTTACCAGAGAAGGCTAGGCTTCGGATTATCTCTTTATCTATTATTAAGCCTAATTGTTTGAATAGGTTCATATTAGAATCTGCATCTCCCCCAAACAACCCAGCAACCCGTTCAGCTTGAACTTGCTCAACCGTTTTCCCCGCCATTTGGGCAGTCTTTTGAAACCCCATTGACTTTGCCATTGAGTTGGCAGTCGCGGTAACAACCGCCTTTAATAGCTTCAAGGCTATAACCGCCGCAGCAACGGCTGCAACAACGGCAACAATGGCAACCCCAAGCGGCCCGAACAATGATGCCCCTGCTGCAATTCCCGCCCCTGCTGCGGCACCACCAGCACTTGCGGCAGCACCTAGCCCTAGTCTAGCCAAAGCCCCAGCCCCTACCTTGCCCGCAGCCCCCATCATTCCGCTGCGCTTTGCCGCTGTAAGCCCTGCCAAATAAGCCTCTTTTTTGCTCAACTCTACAATAGTTCGCAGTCTTTTTTCGCGCGTTAAGGAGGCTTCGTTTAAGCGTTTGGAGAGTTTAACCCTCTCCTGCTCTGTGCGCTTTATGTCCTTTTGAATCTTGAGGATGCCGCCGGTTGCCTTCGCCCCACGGTTGTATTCCTCATTGAGAAGCTTTTGCAGTTTAGCCTGAACCTTTTGGGCTTCGGTTGTTTTCTCGGTAGCAGTTTTGACCTTGTTTGTCTTTTTAACAACGGAATCAATAGCCTTATCAAAGGCGGCAGTATCCCCCGTAAAAATGAATTTAATTTCGTTTGCCATTGGTTTTTATTTCTTCCTGCCTCCGTTCCCATTGGCGTTTTGCAGCCTCCCCAGCTTCCTCATGTTCATCCGTAACAAAACCACAAACTCCTTCAGCCTCCCCGATAGCTGCCAAGTCATAAACAGCTTCACCAAACGGGGTGTCCATTGCCTGTTCTGCTGTCTTGTTCAGCTTCTGCATCAGAACAATCTTCAAGTAATGCAGATTATTCATTGAGGTTGGCTTACCCCCCTCCACCTTGTTGAAAAACAGGGATGGTTCCTTTACTGCTTGGGTTAAGTATTCCACAAGCGCCCCCATTGCCTTGTTCTTGTTTCGGAACTTCCCCACGAATCGCAGGAACCGAATGTCCCGCATGAAATCCGAGTCAGCTATTCCTTTAAGGAGTTGCCCCCAATTCTTTTTGCAGACCCACACCGCAAAGCATAAATCCCCGAACATCGGCTGCCTTTCCCCGGTCACAAATGGACTGCCGTAGCGTGACAGCACCATCATGTGACCAAGGGACAAGGGTTTCAACCGCTGCCCAAGGACTCGCGCTTGGGGAGGTATGACTGCCTTTAGATAATCACTCTCAAGGGACACACGTTTAGTGCGTGAAGGTTTGCAGGGCTACGGCACTACCAGCAGAATCAGCATTATACTGACTACACGGTAGGGACATCCTCATCAAGTCGGTATTGCTGCCAGAAATAGAGCCACCACCAATGTAGTTCCATGTGCCAACAAGCACAGCGGGTAAAGAATCCCCTGACTCTGCGTCTTGTGCAATCGTTACAATTGCCCCCGGTGCAGGGAGAACCGCCTCTGCCGCCGCTCCAGCTTCAGTCCCATCTATGAAGATTATTTCAAAGGTTGCTGTTCTGCGGAAGTTGTAAAGGTTATACCCAAACACGTTCCCCTTTTGATCCCTAGCTTCGGTTGTGTCTACGTCATCAGTTAAGTTGACGCTCTGCATATAATTATCTCCAACCGCTACCGTACCGTATGCAACGGTTCCGTCCACGCCATAAATTGTGGCGTTGCCTACTATTGTTGAATTTGCTGTACTCATCTTATTCTATATTTACGTTTAATTTGCTTCTCACAAAGCCATTCACTTTGTATCGCACCAAGCTTCCCGCCGGTTCCTCCGCTCCCATTCGCATGATTGCTGTTGAACGGGAGCTATTTGTTCCTGTAACGGTATCGTTTGGAATTTGGTAGTTGTCCAAAAGGACGAACACCGACTCGGCAACTGCTTCAGCGGTGTAATAAGTTCCTCCAACTGGTCGGTTAACTGCTGGGTTTTCAATGCAATCCACTTCCCAATTGAAATCCACAACTGTCTTTTCCAACACCCGCACCATACTGATTGGGCGCAGGACAATTGCCATGACGCGAACGCGATTAAGCAATGCCTCCATTTTGGACTGAATATCATCATCTTCTAGTACCAAGCCGGGGGTATTGGCTGTTCCCGTGTTGAACGGAGCTTGCCCATTCAAGCGGGTATGAAGCGCCCCTTGAATGTCTGTTAGGTAGACAGCCATTAAAAGATTTCAGCACCGGTAGAGGTTACACACGCACAGTCCTCGGTGGTCGAGGTTACTCCGTTCTTTACGACTTTAAGGTTGTTGATACAGACCTTCTTCTTGTAGCCATAACTTCCACGGTCATCATAAAAGGTGTCGGTTGTCTCGGTGACAGGTTTGGGAATCCCAAAGCGACAATCAGAAACCTTGTCCATGAAGGCAATTGCGCTGTTGTAAGCCGCAATCCGCACATCACTTACATCCGTGATGGCCCCTCCCACCCGCTTCATCAACTCAACAATGATTATGTCGAGTGCAGGGGAATGGAGAACATCAGGCAGGGCCGCTGCCGTGGATGCCAAGTTGTTCCTTGGACAGCCCTTTATGTACCCGCGAACCAGCGCAGCAACATCGTCCGAGACTTCCTGAATCAATCCAGATGAAGTCTGTCCCGCCGCCAAACCGATTGAGTTGTACTTTGCCAACTCGGTATCGGTCATGCGCGTCTGAACATCAGACGTTGCTATCGCTGACCAACCCATTTACTTCTTAATTTTAGCAATACCGTGACGCAAAAATAGGGCAAGCAAGCTTGTAATTACCACGTTTACCGCAGAACCAAGTTCCAAGTCGCCGGTGAAATAACCAGCGATGCCGCCCAGCGCACCCGTGATAGCCGTCCAAGTCGTTTTTGATTTTAGCATTTTTTAATCCTTTTTTGGTTCGTGTTCAGTCTTGTCAATCGCTCCAAGCTTCAATTCCACCTCGGGTTTATCTTTGCCCAATGACAGAACCAGACTAGGGAACGGCACCTCCACCGCGAGGTAGGGTATTTTGAAATTCACCCCATCTGGCGAAATACCGGCATCAGGCAAAACGCCCGCCTTCTCCCCCAAACAAAGTGAAGGCAGCGGCCATGCTAGTTTCTGGCCAAACAGGGTGAAACTTGGCTTTGGCTTCCAACTTGCGCCAAATAAATTACCCGCCTTGGCGTTCCCTGCACATAGCAGAAACACCCCGATTATCAGTAGTCTTGTTTTCATTTCTTATTCAGTAGTTCCTTAATCTTCAAAATGATATACACCAAACTCGCCCCTGAAATTCCGACCTTCAACAACAGATCAATGTCCACGAGCCAGTTCCCCAAACCCGTGGCGCTTGCGAATGCAACTTTGAGATCATCCAAATTCATTCAGCCGATTCTTCTTCGGCCTTTGGTGCCGCCTTCTTTTTGGCAGCTTTCTTTTTTGGTGCTGGGGCTGGTGCTTCCTCTACTGGGGCACGATCCAAGCCCAACTGTTTCAGGGCCAAATCAATGATGTAATCCGCATCGCTTGCCGCAGCGCCGGGAACCCAGTTTGTCCAAGTTTCGCCCACCACATTAAGCAACGTGCTGACCAAAGGGTTTGGCCCCCAAGTTGTAACTCCCTGCGAGTCTGTATATTTGCCAAACCCAGCTACGCTGAATTGCAGCCCAAGTGGACTCTCTTGAACGCCGTTTACTTTAACGACGACCTTGCTCACATTAAGTGATTTCTCGTTAGGTATTGTATTTACTTCGTACATGATTTTTTTAGTTTTATTCTGCTGTGTCTTTCCAAGCTACTTTCTCCACGACCGTCTCGGGTCGAACCACTACCATCTCGCTGGTTTCCTCCACCGCTTCAACGGCTGGGCTAACCTCGTAAGATTCCATCACCGGCACTTCGTGTTCGCCAATTTCTTCACCGTCTTCATTGTAGAGTTTATGCTTCGTGACTTGCGGAGTGCTGACCGTCTTGGTGACTGTCTCGGTCGTGGTCTTCTCAACGAACTTGCCGTCCACCTCGACGATTTCAGTCGTGGAAACTTCCTCCTCCACTTCGCTTTCAACAACCACTTGACGCTCGCCCATCACCGCATCAACGGCGGGTTGCGCTGGCGTCACGATTCGTTCCTCGGTGATTTCTGGATTCACTCGGCCGTCCGCAATCCACTTATCCCAATCCTCCAAGCTGCTGTCATAACAGTCCGCGCCTTCATACATATTGCGAAGCAGTTCGCGCCGGTAGAAATCCTCGCGCCCATCGACATACGCTTGCAAGTCATCGCCGTCCAAGTCTGCCGGTGCGGTGTGAACGAAGTTGCACTTGTCACCGTCTGCCTCAACGACAATCCAAATGTTTTGGAATGACTTGCCGCTCGGCTTTTCTGTATTGTTTATCGTGATTGCCATTGTCTTATCGAAGTTGAACGCCCGAATACCATAAATAAACCTCGTTGAATGTGTCGTTGCGCTCCCAAAGAATGTCACCATTGGAGTCACACGGAACCCAGCCGCTGTTTGCAACTCGACCGTTTGCGACTTGTGAATATGCCCAAATTCCACGGTTGCCGCTCGCTTTGTCGGCAAGTGCTAAATACTTCTCGGTGCTTGCGCAACTCCCCGCCATCGTCACATAAACAGCTTTTGCGCCTTTCGGAATTTTTCCCCCCGTGTCCGCCTCAGTATTTATTGCCGTGCTTGAAGAAATGCCGTCAAAGTCATCATAATTGTCAGAACTTTTCATCAGCTCTAACCAAACAATCTCCCCGCTCGGTGCGCTGTAATTCCCCTCGCCGATTGCGCTGCCGAATACAAGCATCGGTTGGCTGAAGTAGGCAGTTGCGCTGTTCACGTTGATGTGGAAAAAGAACCTTCCGTATGTTGCCGCTGCTGGGAAAGTTCGCGTCAGTTCCATCCAATGCCAGTTGCCGTCACCAGCGCAATAAGCCGCACTATGTTCATAACTTGACCCGTCATAGTTCCCAAGTCTCA